AGAGCCTGCGTGATCGTGAAGTGCTGCCCAGTGGCCGGGCCGGCAATGCGGCGGGTCATGGGGTTCACCGCGTTGACGTTGGCGATCGAGAACTTGTCCCCCTGCATGAACGTGTCGCCGGCCGTCGCGCTGATGGTCAGAGTGTTGCCGCTCTGGTTCGCACCGAACACGCTAACGGCCGCTGCCCAGGTCCCCGCGGTGTGAGAGAACAGGCTGTTCGATTCGAAGAACGAGAAGCCGCCTAACTTGCCGATCGCGCCCTCTTTGAACATGCTGTCGATTTCGTCCGCCGGGTGGAACACGCTAGTGATGTTCGAACCGAGGTTCTGCATCATCGAGCTCGAGACGATCGCCGCGCGCTTTCCAGGGGGGCAGCTCTTCTCGAGCAGCCGCTGGCGCATCTTGTAATACGTCGAGACGCTGGTCGGATCCGTGCCCAGAACGCCGATCACGTTGCTGGAGTTCTGATACGCAAACCGAGCGGCGCGCGAATCAATCTCCTGCGAGAGCGCGGCGGCCGCGGGCTCGAGGTAGTTCTCGCGCAGCTCGTCCTCGGACCTTTCGAGGCGGACTGCCGCTTCGTAGTCGTCCCACTCGAATGCGACTTGGATCCACTGGTCAAGAGAGATCGTGGTCGAGACGCGATTGATGCCCTGAGGCGCATAGCCCATGCCGTCGGACACGGTGAACCGCTGCGGGAATTTCACGCTGATGGCGGAGCCCGGCGCGAATTCCTTGCGGAAGTCTTTTTCCCAGGCGCGATTGAAGTACTCGGCCACGACGAGCTTATTCAAAAGCAGTCGCAGAATCTCCATCGACACCCAGGATGTGTTTAGAAAGTTGTTTGCCATTTAGGCCTTACCGTCCTTTTTTTCGATCGATCTCGCGACGGTTGCCGGCAGCTCGGAATGCGGCGAAATCGTTGGTTTTGATGGCGTGCTGCTGCGGGTCCGAGGGAGTCGAGCCACGACCACTGACCTCGGCCGGCGGCGCCGGCGCCTTGCTGGGTTTCTTCTCAGGGATCGGTGAGGCTTCGACTTCAGCCGCTCTGAACTTTCCGTCTTCACCGCGCGAACTCGCTGGGGCTGGGCTCTTCCCGAGCTCTTCCTTTACGAGCTGCTCGAGCAACACGACGCGGCGAATCGCGTCCGTCGGGTTGGTGCGAGCCTGCTCGATCAGCGATTGCAGCTCCCCGTCCTTCGTGCCGAGGACGTAGCAGAGGTCAACGACTACAGGTGATTGGTCGACTAGCTGCTTTACGGCCGGATGAATGTCGGCCGTGAATAGCGAGGTCGCGGTGGATTTGATCGTTGACTCTGCGCCGTCGCCGTAGCGCGTGTTCGCCTCGGCAATCTTGACGTCGAGCTGCTTTTTGTTTTCGCGCTGCTGCTCCTCGAGCTTCAGGTTGTTGAGCTTGTAGTCGGTGAGCTGGTCGTAATATTTATCGACCGCTTCCTCGTACTCGCCCATCGTCCCCGTCCACTCGTCGAGCCGCGGGCGTTTTGGCGGTGCGTTCTTCGCATCAGCAGCCGGTTGTTCAGTTTTCTCTGGGGTGGCTTGCGGTTGCTGCTGCTTCTGTGGCTGGGCCTCTTGCTGCTGCACGTGCACGCGCTGATAGGTCTGCTTGAACGACTTCAGCTCGGACGGGCTGATGCCCGCCTCGCGCATGTCGTTCAGCAGTTCAGTCAGCCGGCTGTCAGCATTGCTGCGGGCCTTCCGTTCCCTGCTTGCCGGTTCCGAGTCGGCTTTTTCGGATGAGGGTGTCGAGGCCTCTTTCGACTGCTGGGTCGTGCCTTTCATGCGCCATTCGGCGTATTCCTGGCCCCCTTTCGGGATCTCCAGCGTTTGCTGCTCTGTCGCGGCGGACGACTCCGCGGGCGTCTGTTCGACGGCTACGTCGCTCATAAATTCGTTTGGTCTTTCTCCGGTGGAGTTACTTCACTGCGGCGAGAGAGATCTCGCCATCCATGAACTTTTGCAGTGCTTCCTGCGGGCTGATGCCGAGCTGGCGCGCGGTATGCTGCACGCGATTCGCGACGACGCGCATGAACAACTCAGAGCGCGGCGCCTGTTCGCCCGGGGCGTACTTCTGCGAGAGCTGCTCTACGGTGTCTGGCGCGTTGCCGCCCAGCAACCGCATGTACTTCTGGCCGACCGCGTCGGGCATCCGGTTCACGTATTGTTCGACCGCCCCGCGGTCCAGCCCCAACGTGCGGCCCATCATTGCGTAGGCTGGCGCCTCGGACGCCGTGCGCTGCGGCGATGCCGCGGCCTGCGGGTCAATCTCGCGCAGGTTGTTCTGCGCCGTGCCCATCTGGCCGCTGCTCTGCAGGTAACTCTGGATCCGGTTGACCGTGTCAGCCGGCAGCAGGTCGTGCACCGATTCATGCCGGATGACGTTGCTCTGGTCCTGCATGTGGTTCAGGTCCCCCGGGGGGAGCTGCTGCGGGTCGATGGTAATAGCCCCTCGGTTGTGCTCCCCTGCGCCGCCGGTCTGCGTGTTGCCCCATGAGATTGGGGTCCGCGTCACCCGGGTGTATGCCGTCGGCGCCGGCGGGGTGCTGGGCAAAAACTGGTGGAATAAATCCGTCAGGTCGTCAATCCCGGCCATTACGCTGCCCTCCCGTTGAGGCCTGCCAGCAATTGAGCGATGCGTTCGTAATGGTGAGGCTGGAACATCGACGGGTGCAGCGGGCTGGCCTCAGGGTCGAATCGCTCGCCCGCCGGCGCCGCTGGGGCGCCCCGCTGCGGCCGCTTCGGCCCTCCCCCCTGCGGCTGGTTGGCCGCCTGGTATTGCGCCATGCCGGCCTGGTGCATGTGCTCGGCCTGCTGGGCCTGCTGGTCGGCCGCGGCGCCGCTGGCCGCCATGCCTGCCTCGTGCATCTGATCCGATGCCTGGGCCTGCTGGTCGGCCGCGGCGCCCTGTGCGGCCATGTCGCGCTCGTGAGCGCGATCCTCGGCCGCCATGCCGACCTCGTGCGCCTGGTCGTGGAGCTGGCTCCACGCATCCTGGACGAAGGCCTGCCGCTCGGAGAGCTGCTGCGCCTTGGTCCCTATCTCAGCCATCGCGAGCTGCGCTTCGATCTTCAGCTTCTCCAGCTCCATGCGGTACTGGTTGTCGATGACCCGGGCCTGGCGTTCCATCTGCAGTTTTTGGAGCTCGGCCTGCAGTTCCTGGATGACCATACCGGTCTGCTGGAGCTGCGCCTGCGCCTGCTGAATCTGCGCCATCGCCTGCGGCGACATGTTGCCCTGCGGATCCGGAGAGATCAGTTCGGCCATCTCGTCGCCCTTAGGACCGAGCTGGCGCATCTGGATCGCGAGCGAGAGCAGCTTCGCCTGCGCCGCCGGAGGGACCGGCAGGTTGGGCATGGACTTGATTAACGTGTCGAGGAAGTCGGCCGCCTCTTCACGCTGGCTGGCGTAGCTGGGGCCGGATCCGGTGGTGATGTAGTGGTCGACGTCGTCGGTGATCGGGTAGTGCTGGGTTTCCTGCGTCCGCGGGTCGGTATACGGCGCCGGCGTGTTGATCGTGACGAACCGGTGCGAGTCATCCGCTTTGCGGAGTGCGAGCTCGCGCTGCGTGTCATACACGACCGGGATCCAGCTCTCCACCACCCGGCCGGCGTAAGCGATGGCCCTCTCGAGGTTGTCCAGGAAGTGAAAGCTGCCCAGGTCCTGCTGCGCCTCGATGCGCTCGAGCGCCACGCCCGACTTTTCGTTCTGACGCTGGGCCGAGGTCGGCAGGGGGTTGATCCCGAGTGCCGCCTGGATGGCGCGCCGGCAGGAGTCCTTCGCGACCTCATACGCCGCAAAATTCGGGGTGAAGGGTACTCGCTGGGGAAGAGGCAGGATCTGGCCGCCGGTGGACTCAGTGGTCGGATCCACCTGCACGTATGACCGCGGGACCCGGTGCAGGTTCTCCCACGCATCCCGATCGCTGTCGAACTGCCCCTTATAGCCGATGTACGGCACTTTCGGCGAGAGCCCGGCCTCTTCCATCTGCTGGGTGACCAGGTACGCCATGCTCATCTGCGGATCGCGCGCCAGGCGGACCAGCGAGAACAGTTTCCGCTTCGGCGTGCCGCCCTCGTCGAGGTAGAGCTCCTTGCCGATTACGGGGATAATAGGCAGCAACTCGCCCGGCTGGGGGCGCCTCTCGAGGATCTCTACACCGTTGGTGATGTACTGGCAGACCGTGCGCCGCTCTTCCTTCCGCGAGTTGACGACGCGGGCTCCCTTCGGGACCTCGGAGAAATCCACGGTCGTGCCGTCGGCGAGCAGGCAGATGCGGACCAGGTCGGTTTCGACCTTCCAATATTCCGCGACCAGGACCTGGTCGTTCTGCAACCAGTCCTTCGCGATGGCTGTGTGCTCGGCACTGAAATCCTTGATCTGCGCCTTCGGATACCGCCGCTTGAACTCGTCCTTGGACATGGGGTCCAGGACAAAACAGGCTTTCGCGTCCGACCAATCCGCTTCTTTACAGTCCGGATCGTACAGAACCGAGTCGGGGTTCGCGACGTTCTTGATTACGATTTCCTGGTGGAAGCTGCGCGGCTGATAGCGCCGGCTGATGCGGAACCAGCCATAGCTGCCCTGCAGAGCGCACTCGTATCCCGTGACGTAGGCAGATGAGGCGCTCGATCGATACTCGATCGTGCGAATCAGATCCTGGTGGAGCTCGGCCGTCTGCTCGTTGGCACCGTGCCCGTCGGGCTCCACGCGGATTCCACGCTTGTTCTGGCGGACGTTATTGACCGCGACGTTGACGTACTGCGTCAGCTCGTCGTGGCTGATACACGGCCGGCCGTTGTCTTCCCTGGCTTTGCGGTCCTCTTCATCCCACGGGTCGCCCGACAGGAACTTCCGATCCTTCCGCGATTCGTCGCGGATCTCGCGCCAGGCGGAATCGAAATAGGTGTACCGGTCGCGGATCTCTTTAAGCAGCTCCTCGTCCTGTTCCGGCACTTCGGGCTGCTCGAGCTCGAGCTCGTCGTCGCGTTCGTCAGTCATTAGGGGGGAATTGCGCGGGGCGCGCCCGCGCCGGGCTTAATCTCAGTTCGTTCTGCTGCGCTTCGGCTTGCCGTCGAGCACCCACTGGCGTGCGCCCTCGAGCGCCGCGGCGTCCCAGTCCTGCTGTGCCCAGTCGGCCCCCGGGTCGATGTAATCGAGCGCGTTGGCGTAAGCCTTGAACTCGTTAATCAGCGCGATCGTCTCGTCGGCGCCGGCGACGTTCTGGGCCTTTTCCCGGGTCCCGGGGCACTGGGGGCAGATCTCACTGCCCTTGCCGTCGAGGTCCGAATACGCCCAGCCGGCCTCCCGCGCGAGCTGCACGGCATCCGCCCGGCGCCAGCCGTCGAAGGATTCCTGCCTGGTGCACTTCCGGCAAGTCAAGGTGAGGTGGTACTTGGCGAGCGCCGCGCCGA